TCTTGAATACTTCAATAAGATTACTGCTGGTGGTGTCTCTAACAAAACTCTTAACATCGCACTTGCTGGCACTGGTGTCGGTAAATCTTTATTCATGTGCCATTTTGCTTCCAGCGTTCTCGTCGCAGGAAAGAATGTTTTATACATCACACTTGAAATGGCAGAAGAAAAGATTGCGGAAAGAATTGACGCAAATCTTCTCAACGTTAACATCAGGGAAATTGGTGAACTACCAAAGACCACCTTCTTCAAAAAAATCAATGCACTTAGTTCACGAACTAACGGTAAACTAATTGTTAAAGAATATCCTACAGCATCGGCACACGTAGGACACTTTAGATCATTGCTCAATGAACTTGCATTGAAGAAGTCATTTAGACCAGATATTATTTTTGTAGACTATTTGAATATCTGTGCTTCTTCTCGTTATCGATCTGCAGTTAATGTAAACTCTTATTCGTACATTAAAGCTATTGCAGAAGAATTGCGTGGATTAGCAGTAGAATTTGATCTTCCTATTGTATCTGCTACTCAAACAACTAGAAGTGGATTTACTAGTTCTGATCCTAACTTGACTGACACGTCAGAAAGTTTTGGTCTTCCTGCTACTGCTGACCTTATGTTTGCTCTTATTAGTAGCGAAGAATTGGAAAAGTTGGGTCAGATTATGGTCAAACAATTAAAGAATAGATATAATGATCCTACCATTAACAAGAGATTTGTTGTTGGTATTGATCGTGCTAAGATGCGTCTCTATGATTGTGAACAGCAAGCTCAAGATGATATCCTTGACAAGGGAGACGATGAAGAGTATAATAATGGTGATGATAAATCATCCAAAGCTAAATTCAGTGATTTTAAATTCTAATGGCATTTGAAAAATATAAAGAGTTTGTTTCTAAAGTAACTAGTCCTGCTTCTAGTGATAAAGAAGCATTTGTATCACGCATTCAGGAACTGGAAGATGGTGGTTTGGAAATTCATCGTCTTCTAACTGGTGCAGTTGGTATTTCTGCAGAAGCAGGTGAGTTTATGGAAATTGTAAAGAAGATTATTTTCCAAGGTAAACCTGCAAACGAAGATAACATTGAACATCTTAAAATTGAACTTGGAGATATTCTTTGGTATGTTGCTCAAGCTTGCCTTGCTCTTAATATTTCCTTGGAAGAGTTGACGGATATGAACATCAAAAAGCTTTCAAAGCGTTATCCTGAAGGAACCTTTGATGCTTACTATTCAGAAAATCGAGCAGCAGACGATCGATAGATAAATACCCCCGTAAGGGGGATTTTTTATGGCAATCGATAAGGGAAAACAATTTGAGTATGCTATTATGCTTGCTGCATATAGTAGGATTGTTAATCCCACTTTGAGTGAAGAAAATGAAATTCGTAAATTATCTTTTCAACCCATTGAACAAGTAGTGCAAACTGCTGCTAATCAAATGATGGATAAAATCCAACCATCAAATCCCCAACAATTTTACAAATCTTTTAAACAACTTGGTGGGTCAAGTCCAGAACCAAAGACTGATGTTCTTTTTTTAAAGAATGGTATTAAGTATAAATGTTCAATGAAATGGGGAGATGCATATCAACTTTCTAGTTCTGGAATTCAGGGAACTGTAAATGTATTGAATAATGTTTTATTCAAAGTTGCTATGGCAGGAGGTATGGGTGCAGCAGAAGTAAAGCAAGTAGCTATGGTTCTTGATGAACTATCTCAAACTTTAGGTGAAGGTCCGAAAAAACAACCACAACCAGTTATGAAAGCAATACTGGACGAGGCAAAAAGATCTGGTGGATTAAATCAAAAACTTCAAAGCATTCTAGGATCTAGAAAAAATCCAGAAGGTGATAAGTTATTTTTAGCCTTTAAAAGAGAACTTGTAAGAGAATCTTTGACTGGAGAATCTCTTTTTGGAAAGTCTAACGATAAGACTGCAAATTATATTCTCAATGAAAAAGAATTAAAACCAATAGATGACAAACTAGTGAATGAAATTGCAGACAAAACTTATATTGATATTCGTTTAAAGGGACGTGGAAAGGATGCGTCGGGTGTTAGATTGAATGAAGCAGTAATTAGAATTGAGCCTGTAGCATGAACCAACTTATTGATGAACTAATCACTTCATATAAATCTATAAAAAAACGCAAACAGATTATGAAGCGTGAGATTGAAGACTTTATGCGATTTTATATTGCATCTATTGAGAACTACAAAGAAGATAAGACTAAATATTTGCAGTATAAGACGCTAGGACTAGCGTTTATTGAGAAGAATAAAAATCAAATCTATCAGAAAATCAGTGAAGCAGTTCAACCAATTCATTCTAGAAGCAAGATCAACCCAAGCATCGCAGCAAGCAAAGCGTTTGGGGTTAGTCGGAGACGGGCATGGTGATTGGTACGATAAACAAGGATCTCTGAAAGCAAAGACTATAAAGGGTCAACTTAAGATGTTCACCCCTAGACAGGGTGGCAATAAAGATGAAACAAAAACTTCTCAGTCAACAACAACTTCTGGAAGTAGCACAAAAGATAAAGCGAGTGGATCTCAAACTACTACGACTGCTGCACGAACAGCAGATTACGAAAGACTGCAACAAGTAGTTCAAAATCAGCAAGCAAGGCAACAGTTTGATGCAATGGCACGTAAAGAGCCGTTGACAATTGCTTTTGATAAATTTGACAATGATGAAGTTACCAATAATATTTTAGCGGCTGTAGAAGAAACTGCTCAAGGATCTCCTTATTATATTTTCCCAAGTAGAGATGCTGATATTGCTAAACTTAAAGAAACTTATGGTGAAATCATTGTAGATGATGCTAATGCTGAAACAATTTATGATGTTCTTCAATCCATTTATGAAAGTGGATATACTGCCATTAATATTGTTGTCAGAAAAAGTAGAGCACAAGATATTGCTAAGTTAGCATTAGAACAGAATGGTCAATTATATCGTTATGTGATGATGAATATTATTCCTGTAGATGAAAGGTCAATTAGAGAACAATATATTTCTGGAGATATTTTTAAAATTGGTTCTCTAATAGAAAGCAATGGAAAAATTGGAAATGTTTTTAGACGAGGAACAAATCATTTAATTTGTATCGATAGTGACAAAAACGTCTTCAGGACTTGGATTTCAGAAACTAAAGAAATAAATAATAAAAAATATAGTTTAAATTGACAAAATGAGTTTAATAATTAATGTCGGTAAAACCGAAATAAAATGGTTTGATGAATTTTTTAAATCTGATATTAATAAAATTGGAATTCATCTTTCTGCTGGAATAGATTCTTCTTTATTATTATGGTTACTTTGTAAATTTGCTACTGATCTTAATAGATTTGACTTGGAAATATATCCAGCTCATGCCAGAGATATTGCTAATAGAGCAAGAAATTTTACAGCAGTTACAAACGATATTATAAAAATTATCTCTGATCAATTTCCAAATATTAAAATTCAACCCATAACAGTAGGAATTTTTAATTCACATAAAGATGCTAGAAGAGTTGTTTGGTCTAAAAAACCAGATGAAAAACTTCGTAATGAACTTGGTGTTGATTTAATTATAGATGCTACAAATTTGAATTTTACTGAGGAAGAAGCTACACAGATTGGAATAGATATTACTTCTTCTACTTGGATAAATGAAAGAGATCATAAACGGGATCCCCATAGGATATTGACTGGCATCGATACTTATGAAAATGTAGAAAAACTATATCCCTTTTATAACTGTAATAAATTTGTTATTAAGGAATTATATGAGAGATATAATTTAATGGATACTATTTTTCCATTAACATGTTCTTGTATTGAAACTGTAGGTAAATTTCCTTGCGAAAAATGTCATTGGTGCATTGAAAAGAAAGCGGTTTTTGGTGTGTATTGACAATACAATAAATAAATACAGAAACGTATAAGTCTATCCAATGAACATCTGGGAACAGTCCTTTGAAGATCTTCGTCGTCCTCACCTAGAGGAAAAGAAAGGTGATGGAAACTTAGCTAATAATTATCCACCTTATGATACGGTTACCAGAGGTGATGTTATTGCTGGTGCAACTGGTAAGGATCAGATGGGTGGTAAAAAGAAGATGATGAAAAAAGAACATTCCGATTGGAGGTCTGATCTCGGTTTTTTTACTGAGGAAGATTGTGAATGTGACGGTCCTATAAAACCTAAGAAGGGAATTAAAAATAAAGTTACTATCAATCCAGATTTAAAGACTGAAGAAAATATTTCCGAAAATCCATTGGTAGGTCTTGGCATTAAAGCAGGACTTGCTGCAGGAACTGCACTTGCTGGTAAAATGGTTTATGATAAAGCAAAAGGAGTTGCTGGTAAATTACAACAAAGAAATCAGCAAACACAAAAGGCAATTGATAGTTTAAAGAATTCTTATGAACCAGAAGGTGAAGAAATTTCTGAAAGAGAAATGACTTCTGGTGAGATGAAGAAAGAAAAAAATCTAAAGAAAAAATATGATGATTCTGGTATGAAGGCTTCTATGAAGAAGCAATATGGTGCTGAGAAGGGTAAGCAAATTTATTTTGCTACCATCCGTAAGAAAGCGATGGAAGAACTTGAAATTGATGAAGCAAAGCAAACTTTCCCTATGAAGAAAGTTGCAGGGCAAATGGAAAAGGCGAGAAAAGGTTCTGTTTATGGTAGAGATGGTGGAACTAATTCTATTCCTACTGATACCGAAAAGAAAAATACCACTCGCTTCAGTAAAATGTTCCATGCGTCTGAAAAGGCAAAAAGAGAAAAACAAAATGCTGATAAAGCATCAAGATCATCAACTTTCTATAAGGACACTCATCCAGCAAGTGCTCCTAAAATGAAAAAAAAGAATGAGGAGTTTGCTGGTAACTATGAAGGTCCTCTTTATGCACCCCATCCTGATATTGAGGAAGCATATAAAGAAATAGATAAGGATAAAGAAAATAAAATGTATCGTCGTGCAGGCAACCTAGCACGTACAGCACTTTCTTCAACTGGCAAGAAAAAAGCAGAAGCACAGAAAAAGTCTTCAAACATTGTAAGTGCAATCACTAGACAAAAAGAAAAGGAAAGATTTGATCGTATTGGTCAATCACCAAAACATAATGAAGCAGTTGAAAATGAACTAGATTACTATCTCGGTGAAGCACTTAGACCAGCTTCCGAAAGAATGAAAAGAGTTCAAACTGATGCTGGTAGAAAAAAACAAGAAAAAGAAAGAGAAAGAAAGTCAAAATTAGAAGCAGAAGCTGATAAAATTCTTGCTGGTTTTAGTAAGAAAGGAACTGGTCTTGCAAAAACAAAACCAATGAGTGAAAGACGTGAAATGGATGAGCCTGGTGAACGCGATACTAATCCAGATGTAAAAAGGCATAATAAAATGGTTGGTTATAGACCAAGACCAAAAAGACCATCGGTTGCTAATGATCCAAGATATGGAACTGTGCAAGACAGATCTGGAAAGTTCAAATACTAACTAAATAAAGTAGGATAATATCCAACACAAAAAAGGAGGGTATCATGGACGCAGTAGTTGCAGTGGTAAAACCACTATTAATTGCAATCGCAACACATCCTGCTGTAAAGCAATTGGTTGTAGATCTTCTACAAAAATATGTAAGAACAACCGACAACTCGATTGACGATGTTGTTCTAGCACTAGTTAAAGAGAAACTCTTTAAGCCACAAGCATGATCACTTGCCTAGTTACTAACTGGGGATTTACGATCATTCTTGGACTTTTGCTATCATTTTCAGAATGGTTAGCAAAAACTAAACGCTTTAAAGAAAACGGGATAATAGATTTTGTTTCTCATTATTTGAGAATACTAATAAAAAGTAAATAAATAAACTAACCTTACCACAACTTCGGTTGTGGTATTTTTATAAATATTTCAAGCAAAACCGATAGGAAAAACTACAATGGCAATTTGGGGAATTTCAACTCAAAGTGAGTATGCTGCTAATTACTATGCTATCCCAAAGCATCTAATTGACGTTGACAGAAACAGAACACCTCATAATTGCTTTGCAGATCAAAGAGGTTGGGTATATAGACATTATGGCGATAAAGTATACTCTGGTCTTTCTACTTCATACTATGATGAAGTTCTAGTTCATGTCTCTGGTCTTGGTACTACAAGACATCCAAATGGAAGCAGAATTACTGGATTAGGTGCTGCTACACCAGTTGCAGTTTTCTTTGAAGATCCAAACGTTGCATCGCCAATCAGCATTGGTGCTGGTGGTACTAATAGAGTTGTTAGATCAGGCGTTGCAACAGGTATTGGAACCGCTACAGGATTTGTTCATGTTGTTTGGAATGAACCTGTTTTCTGCTCAGCAGGCGCTACTGTAAATATCAGAGCAACCACTGGCGCAGGAACTTCATTCGTTGTTGGTACTGCAATTTCGATGACACCTAATGTACAAGTTCCAGTTTATTTTGGAACCCGTACTTCTGGTTCTGATACTGGATTTGGTTACACAATGATGCGTAACTTCAATGGTCAGATTGGTAATAGAATTGCATTCCAATTCACAACTAATCTAGGCATTGGAACTGTTCTAAACATTCACGTTGCAGGCAACGTAGTAGGAACAATCACTGATTTCCAAAACTCAACTGCTGAGAAGACATTTACTTCTGACATGATTAGAAATGTCGGTGGTGCAGGTACATACTTCGGCGGTGGAATTGCTGGAGTTAGCACATATCCTCATGCTGTAAGAGGCGTAGGTATCGGAACAACAACATTAACAATCAAATAATTTATAAATGAAATTTGATGAATTGAATGAAGATAACCATCTTCTATTCGCTATAAAACATTATGAAAATCCTCATGCTTCCACTATGGAAGAATTTGAGGAAGATTTGAAGCGTTTTAAATATATTAAAAGGCTGTTGAAAAAATATGTAGAGCAGAATGAATTGCGGCACCATTTGATCTTAAATCATTTGATAATCTGTTTTAATGTTTTTGGTGAAGCAACGGTGCCACTTTTATTTTTCAAAATTGAAAAGGAATATTGGTCAATGATTAAAACGTTTCTTATTTTCTTGAACAGGATACCAGATTATCCAAAGTCAGGATTAGATGATATTCCAATTCATGATGAATGTAATCGTATTCTCAACACAATCTGATGGATATCGAGCGCATAATAAATATTATTAGAGAAGAAATGATGAACACAGATCCTGGTAAAACAGGAGATCCTGGATTTAGTAGTATGGCGAAAGATCCAGTTGCTGGTGTCGATCCTGTTATGGATTTGAGACGTAAGTATGGTAGAAAATTGAATTTGTTTTACCGCAAACGTCTACAGGATATCAACAATGTTAGGAAACCAAGAGGTAAAAAGTAAAGTAGCTGTATTAGAAGAAAAGTCAATCTCACAAGAAAGACTTATTGAAAAAGTTGATGCTGCCATTCAGGTAATGAAGGAAGCAGTTGAAAATGTTTCTAAAATGTTGGCAGTTCACAACGAAAAACTGGATCAACATAATAAATCAGAAACTCTTATGATCGCAATGATCAAAGATGTTAAAGATAATTTAGAAGCAGAAGATGTTGATCTTGGTGATCGTATTGACGCTGTAGATACTAAAATTGAAGAACTAAAAAAGTTTAAGTGGATTGCTGTTGGAGTTGGATTGGCAGCTGGTTTTATTGTCACAACTGTGGTATCACTTGCCTCAGGTATATTGACAGGGGAGAATATTCAGAGTAGAATAGATCAACAAGCCCCAGCAAAGGTTAAATGATTTATGTTGACCGCAAATACATTGGTCTAATTTCTGCACGTCTAGAAAAATTTTCAAAAAGAAAAGAAAATCTTTATACTTTTAGATGTCCTTATTGTGGAGATTCTAAAAAAAATAAAAATAAAACAAGAGGATATTTCTATCAGCGGAAATCAGATTACAATTTCAAGTGCCATAATTGCGGAACTTCAAAGTCTTTTACATACTTTCTCAAAGACATTGATTCTTCCTTATATGATCAGTATATTCTAGAGCGATATAAGGAAGGACTAACTGGCAGATCCACGAATACACCAGAACCAAAATTTGAATTTAAACAACCAGTTTTTGTAAAGAAAACAAAAATAAATCTACCGCAAGCATCAGAAAATCCAAGATCAAGTGATTACCTAAAAAAAAGAAAACTTAATCCTACAAAGTTTTTCTACGCAGAAAAATTTAAAGAGTTTACGAACACACTTAAGCATACTTTTGATGATGTTCGTAATGATCATGCGAGAATTATTATTCCTTTTTATAACGAAGAAAAACAACTTATAGGTTTTCAAGGTAGAAGTCTTGATCCATGGGTACAACCTAAATATCTTACCGTCATGCTTGACGAAGATTTCCCTAAAGTTTATGGTCTTGATACAGTAAATAAAAGTGAAACAGTTTACATTACGGAAGGACCTTTTGACTCAACTTTCGTTCAAAACAGCATTGCAATGTGTGGCAGTGACTTTGTACTTGACAGGTTACGTTATCCTGATTGTACATTTGTTTACGACAACGAACCAAGAAACAAAGAAATCATTAATCGAATATCAAAAACAATCGATAAGGGTGATAAAGTAATTATTTGGCCAACAAGTATTCAGCAAAAGGATATCAATGATATGGTTCTCGCTGGACTTAATATTATGGATGTGTTAAAATCAAATACATACTCAGGTTTAGAAGCAAAAATTAAGTTTAATAACTGGAAGAAAATATGAGCAACGGAATAACAGTCAAAAAGCGAGATGGTTCTATTGAAGGACTAAATCTCGACAAACTACATGTAATGGTAGAAGAAGCTTGCAAAGATCTTGCAGGCGTTTCTGCATCGCAGGTAGAGATCAATTCTGGTATTCAGTTTTACGATGGCATCACTACAGGAGAGATCCAAGAGATCTTGATCCGTAGTGCTTCAGATTTGATTGATCTAGAAAATCCAAACTACCAATTTGTAGCAGCAAGATTGCTTCTATTCGCAATCAGAAAACAGTTATGTGGTAGAAGAAAGGAAATTATACCTTTAAAAGATCACATCAGGAAGTGTGTAGATCTAGGTGTGTATGATGCAGAAATTCTTTCTAAATATAGCGAAGCAGAGATTGATAAGATTGATACGTTTATCAATCATGATCGTGACTATTTGTTCACTTATGCAGGTTTACGTCAAGTCGTTGACAAGTACCTTGTGCAGGACAGGAGTTCGGGTAAAATTTTTGAACTACCCCAGTTCATGTATGCATTGATTTCAATGACAATCTTTGCAGAGTATCCACAAGAAACTAGACTATCATATGTCAAACGATACTACGACGCAATCAGCAAGCACAGGATCAACATCCCTACCCCCATTATGGCAGGCGTTAGGACGCCACTTAGACAATTCGCTAGCTGTGTGCTTGTTGATGTTGATGACACCCTCGATAGCATCTTTAGCAGTGATATGGCTATTGGCAGATATGTTGCACAAAGGGCGGGCATCGGTATCAACGCAGGTCGCATCCGTGGCATCAACAGTAAAATCCGAGGTGGAGAAGTTTCCCATACAGGGGTTGTACCTTTTCTCAAGAAGTTTGAAGCAACTGTCAGATGCTGCACTCAAAACGGCATACGAGGTGGATCTGCTACGGTCCACTTTCCTATCTGGCACCAAGAAATAGAAGACATTATTGTTCTTAAAAATAATAAAGGAACCGAAGATAACCGTGTTCGTAAATTAGATTATTCAATTCAAATTAGTAAGATTTTTTATGAAAGATTTATTCAAGATGGTGAGATCACGCTTTTCTCCCCACATGATGTACCTGGATTGTATTCTAGCTTTGGATACCCTGAGTTTGATGATCTCTATGTACAATATGAAAACGATCCGTCCATTCCAAAAAAGACTGTTAAAGCACAGGAACTCATTCTTGATCTCCTCAAAGAACGTGCTGAGACAGGTCGTATCTACATCATGAATATTGACCATTGCAATTCTCATTCATCCTTCAAGGATAAAGTTGAGATGAGCAATCTGTGTCAGGAAATTACTCTTCCAACTAAACCACTTCAGCATATTGATGGTGATGGTGAAATTGCATTGTGTATTCTTTCTGCAGTCAATGTTGGTAAGGTAAAGTCTGATGAGGAATTAGAAAATCTTTGTGACTTGTCTGTACGTGCTCTTGATGAACTTATTGATTACCAGCAGTATCCAATTATTGCTGCAGAAAGGGGAACTAAAGCACGTAGATCCCTTGGTGTTGGATTTATCGGTCTAGCACATTATCTTGCTAAACTAGGATATAAGTATGATAGTCAAGAAGCATGGGATGCTGTTCACGGACTTTCTGAAAGCTTTCAATACTTCCTTTTGAAATCTTCTAATCAGTTAGCAAAAGAAAAGGGTGCATGTTCGGCATTCCAGAATACCAAATACTCCGATGGTATTTTGCCAATTGATACATATAAGAAGGATGTCGATGAAATTTCCTCTATAGAGTACCAGCATGATTGGGAAACACTTAGAGCATCCATCGTGGAATACGGTCTCAGGCACTCAACATTGTCCGCACAGATGCCATCGGAGAGCAGTTCCGTTGTGTCAAACGCAACAAATGGAATTGAACCACCTAGAGATTACCTGTCCGTTAAGAAGTCTAAGAAAGGACCACTTAAGCAAATTGTTCCTCAGTATCATACCCTCAAAAACAACTATACACTTCTGTGGGATATGCCTAGCAACCGTGGTTATATTAACACTGTTGCTGTGATGCAGAAGTTTTTTGACCAAGCAATTTCTGGTAACTGGTCTTACAATCCACAAAACTATTCTGATAATGAAGTTCCAGTGTCAGTCATGGCACAAGACTTCTTGACTACATATAAGTATGGGTGGAAAACAAGTTATTATCAGAACACTTATGACAATAAGAGCGACGAAATAGATCATAAGCCTGATATCAAATCACTAGTATCTGAACTACTGAATACCAATGAAGAAGAAGACTGCGAATCGTGTAAAATCTAATAAATTTAGGATCAACCCACCGCAAACAACAAAAATGGCCATCGACGGAATGACCGTTTTTAATGATGCTCAAGTTGATACAAAAAAAGAACCAATGTTCTTTGGACAACCACTAGGTATTCAAAGATACGACAGCTACAAATACCCAGTATTTGAAAAATTAACCAATCAACAACTTAGTTATTTCTGGCGTCCAGAAGAAGTATCCTTACAAAAGGATCGTAGCGACTACCAGACACTAAGAGATGAACAAAAACATATTTTTACTTCCAACCTAAAGTATCAAGTTCTTCTTGATAGTGTTCAGGGTCGTGGACCTAGTATGGCATTTGCACCATACTGTTCATTACCAGAATTAGAAGGTGCCATGAAGGTATGGGAGTTTATGGAGATGATCCATAGTCGTTCATATACCTACATTATTAAAAATGTTTATGCCGATCCTTCAGAAGTTTTTGACACAATCTTAGATGATCAAAAGATTTTAGATCGTGCTAAGTCTGTAACTGAAGCGTATAATGATTTTATCAATGCTGCTCACGCATATGATAGTAGTAATCAGTGGAAGTTTGTATCTGAAGGTGTTCCTTCTGCCAGAAATGAATTATATGAATTAAAGCGTAAACTTTATAGAGCAGTTGCTAACGTTAATATTCTTGAAGGTATTCGTTTCTACGTTTCTTTTGCTTGCTCTTTTGCCTTTGGTGAACTAAAGGTTATGGAAGGATCTGCAAAAATTATTTCACTGATTGCTCGGGATGAAAATCAACATCTTGTACTTACTCAAAATATTTTGAACAAGTGGAAAGAAGGTGATGATTTGGATATGCAACAGATTGCTAAGGAAGAAGAAGAAAATATTGTTGCTATGTTTAGAAAAGCAGTTGATCAGGAAAAAGAATGGGCAGATTATTTGTTTCAAGATGGATCTATGATTGGATTGAACCAAAAACTTCTTAGTTCTTATGTTGAATGGATTGCTAATCGCCGCATGAAAGCGATTGGGTTAAAACCCATCTATGACATTTCTTCAAAAAATAATCCACTTCCTTGGACAGAGCATTGGATTTCTTCTAAAGGTCTTCAAGTTGCTCCTCAAGAAACTGAAGTTGAAAGTTATCTTGTTGGTGGTATTAAACAAGATATGAAGAAAGATACCTTTGCTGGTTTTCAACTTTGACTAAATACCCCGAAAGGGGTATTTTTTATGCGTCCACAATCTGCTAAAGCTAAAGGCAGAAGATTGCAACAATGGGTTCGTGATCAACTGATTGAACAACTTGAAGTGCATCCAGAAGACATTGAAAGCCGTAGCATGGGCGCTGGTGGCGAAGATCTTATTATGGCAAGGGATGCTAGACAAAAGTTTCCCTTTTCAATTGAATGTAAAAACCAAGAGAAACTAAATATTTGGGACGCATACGAACAAGCTTGTGCCAATTCTAAAGACTATGAACCTATAGTCTTTATAAAAAAGAATGGTAAGAAACCTTTAGTTGTATTAGACGCAGAATATTTTATTAGGAGTAAAAAAAATGACAATAAAGTTGATTGATTTTTTTAAGTATTATGATGAAATAAAACCAACTCATGTTGCTGCAGTTGGATTATTTTCTAAAGCGTTGCCTGCAGAATTAAAGCAACAAAATTGTGCATGGGTAACAAAGTATCGTGGCGGTAACGCTTTTGGTGGTACAGTAGATTTACATAAATTCTTTGAATTTTTTAGTGAGCGTAATGTAAATCATGTTGCTGGTGTAGAATTGTTACAGAATTCTTTACCAAAAGAACTTTTGATTGATACTGCTGATTGGGTAGAGAAATATCGTGAGAAACCAACAATTCCAGATGTTTTACCAGTTCCATATTATAATCAGGTAGACAACTACAGGGATGCACATCGTACTTGCAATTCTTCTGCCTGTGCAATGTGTCTGGAATATTTTAAACCAGGAACTTTAGTTGGATCAAAGGGAGATGACGCTTACGTTAAGAAGGTATTTGCAATTGGTGACACCACTGACCATAGTGTTCAAACACAAGTTTTATCATCTTATGGTATTAAGTCACACTTTAGTTACAATCTTTCTTTCACTGATCTTGATCGTGAGCTTGCCGCTGGGAAACCTGTTATTATCGGGATCCTGCATAGGGGTTCTCTTTCTAACCCTACTGGTGGGCACATGGTTGTAGTGGTTGGTAAAAGAGGATCTGACTATATTATCAATGATCCATACGGCACATTAAACGATGGGTATACTAGTGCGGTTGCTAACGGCAAACAAACTATCTACACTAAAGCAATTCTTCAGCGCAGATGGTGTCCTGGAGGTAACGATGGTTGGGGTAGAATATTTGATTGTCCAGCACCAACAAAAAAGCAGTGATGGCAGTGTCTATCACTGCCAATGCCAACGCAAATGCCAATAAAGAAAAAAATGCCAACGAATTGCCTGAAGTTGGCATTAAATTAATAAAAGAGTTTGAAGGATGTCATTTGTCGGCTTATCCAGATCCTCTTACTGGTGGTCTACCAATTACTATTGGTTGGGGTTCTACTCGTAAAAAAGATGGTTCGACATTCAAAATTGGTGATAAGATCACTCAGAAAGAAGCAGATGATCTACTGGTAGAGCAATGTAAAACTCAATTTTTACCAACGCTTAGAAAAATTCCTTACTGGAATGAAATGAATGATAATCAAAAAGGAGCACTTTTATCATTTGCCTATAATCTTGGGGCAAATTTTTTTGGAAGTTCAGATTTTAATTCAATTACAAGAAGATTAAAATTTAAACAATGGGATGCTGTTCCAGATACACTCTACTTATACAGAAATCCTGGTTCAAATGTAGAAGCAGGTCTTGCTCGCAGAAGAAAAGCAGAAGGTGATTTATGGAAAACCAATCAATCATAGCGAGGAAAAATGGCACGCGAATGGAATACTCCCTTTAGGGAGCCATGGAATCCTGTCATAAAAAAATGTTTAGATGCAATTGACTTGCATACTACTTTGCATTTAGAAACTCAAGATCAATTTCATGTAGAACAATCTAGATTATTGAGACAATATGTTAGAAATTTAAAAGATTGGATACACGAAACTGAACCTGAAGGATGGCATAGAAACAAATGAATAAAGCATTGATAACTTTTGGATGTAGTTGGACTTTTGGTGTTGGTGCTGGATTTGGTGCGGAATATGAATCTAAAAATGCATTAGAATTGACAAAAAAATGTTGGGATACATCGATTAATGAAAAATATAGTTTTAGATCTTTATTATGTAAAAAATATAGATTAGACAATATAAATTTTTCAAAAGGTGGATCAAGTAATCAAACACAATTTAGATTAGCTGAAAATTTTTTTATAAGTGAAAATTTTGAAGACCTTCAAATAAGATATAATAATAATATTTACGTGATGTGGTGTATAACATCTGTTTTTAGAGGTGATTATTATGTAAAAAGAGATAATAAATTTACAAGTATTTGTTATAATCATACTGTAAATGATTTAGAAAATAAATTATCTAAATTAATTTTAGACCATTTTTATGATTATGATGTGGAAATAGAAACATTAAATACTCATATGCATCATTGGAACCAATATTTTTCTGGATTGGGAATAAAAAATATTTGGATAGATACTTTTAATCATCATGATTATATAAATCCAGTTTATAATTTATGTTTTAAAAATGAAAATCCAAGAGATTTATTATCAAAAATGACTAAATTTTGTGATAGTGAAAAATATCACACTTCCGTGTGGAAAGTAGATAAAAAAACTATACAAAAAGGTATATCTTTAAATCTATTAAATCCATATTCTAAACATCCAAATGCGATTGGACATTCTACTATTGCAAAAATTCTTAGTCCTGAAATAGAAAAATTAATTAATTGAAAGGATCTTAACAAAAGATTGGACACACGAAACTGAACCTGAAGGATGGCATAGAAACAAATGATCCATATACCAGAAATGATCTTGACAAATCCTGTATGCCTTGGTATTATTGGATTTCTTGTGATTATGGTGCCTATTTTTGGAATTTCCATCATTCATGGAAATCTTGACAAAAAATAAATAATCACTTATAATGTAAAATCGCTTTACAGCGATTACATCATGAGAAGGTGATGTGACAATTAGAGCCCAGGAGATTGCCCCTTGAGAAAGGGGAAGTGCGCTTTCTCTATTGGGATGTAGAGTTCTATCAATTTTAATGCTTTTCAAAACACTTTCAATTCTTGCTTTTGGTCTCGTCGGATTGGCACCCGTAACAGCAAAAGCAGCGAGCGGATGTTCCCTCGCATCACATTATGGAATTGGTGACGGATATCATGGCAGGACAACTGCTAGTGGTGAACGATATAACGCTTATGGAAAGTCAGTAGCACATAAGTGGTTACCATTTGGAACAAAACTAAAAGTAACAAATGCATCCAATGGTAAAACAGTAATTGTGCGTGTAAATGATCGGGGTCCTTACGTTCATGGAAGAACCCTTGACTTGTCTTATGGAGCTTTCTCTTCCATTGCTCATCCAGGTCAGGGTGTTACTAGTGTTTGTTATTCCAGAGTGTAATTAATAAATATGGGTGAGAGCTGCAGATCTCACCCTCACTATGAAATTTAATTTTCACTTCGGTAAAAAGAAATCCACTGCTACAAAACTAATCATAGTGGGGATAACTTTAACTACAATCATTACTACTCTATCACGTTGTGTAGGGGTCAAGGAAGATCATATATGGGATCTTGTTGACGAAGTTCAAAGAAAACTTCCAAGCAACATCGTCGGAGACATAATTCTTCGTGACCCCCAAAAAATAGAGCGTCGAGTTATTAGAGACATAGACAAAGCAATTACAGATTATGAACGCTTGACAGGTGATGACGGAACTGTTAGAATGCTACCACCACGATACTCAGAGTTGTCGGTTGACGAAAGAGTGTGCTATACTAGGGAATGTAAATCCTTAGGTGGTGAAATGAGACTAACTGCTCCGTGGTATTTGTCTCAGTAGCTCAGTGGATAGAGCAACTGCCTTCTAAGCAGTCGGTCGTTGGTTCGACCCCAACCTGAGACGTTCCTTTACTAGGAAAAATTATGTCATTACTATCACAATTAGATCGACAAATGGTTATCGAAGCACTAGAATACTATGTGCAAAAACTAAAAGACGATAACTGCACACAAACATCAATTACAGCATTTCAAACACTTTTGAATTGGGTCGAGCTTGAACATTTCAAACATGAAAATTAATCTTTGGTATTCTGAACCACAAGCAATGTGGCGTTGGACTTTAACAGATGATCAAAGTCGAACGATAAGACAAGAATCGGGACAACAAAAAGATTTAAGAGCAGCAATGAATGATGTTGCTAATACTGTAGAATATTTAATCGGTGGGGTGTAGCTCAGCGGTAGTAGCGGGATGCTGTTAACATCTAGGTCGTAAGTTCGATCCTTACCACCCCAGTTGCTATTGTAGCTCAGCTGGATAGAGCAACGGTTTTGTAAACCGTAGGTCGTCGGTTCAAGTCCGACCAGTAGCTTATAAATAATCAAAAATATTTTGATATGTTAAAAACTAGTAAGCAACATTTGAAAAAAAGTCAAGAGACTTATGGTAGTCACTTAGTTTGGGCTACTTATGCTGGTGTCAAAATGATTTTAGTGGGATGTTCTAGTATCATCCATGGTGTTGTGCCAGCATTTTTTCAAGGCACTGCAGCAAAAACTGTTATTGATTTTTATCATAAACGTTTGGTAAATCATCCAAACAACGAATACCAAGATTATATTGAGCAATATAAAAAATGATTATTACGAGAGAAGTAATCAATAAAAATATAAAATTTTATGATTATGATATTTTAAGTTTTAAATTATTTGAATATAATTTTAATTATCTATCAAAGTGTATAGATTTATATAAAAATTTTTTATTATCAAGTGGAATTCAACCACAGAAAACTGTTCTAATTGGAGAAGATATTGGTATATGGCAAGTTGCAGCATTATTTGCTTGTTATGAACTAGGTTTAACTGTTATTATTTTTGATTTTTTTAATAATCCTGATAATAATCCTTATGTGCAGAAAAAAACATTTAATTTAGACGTACTTTATATTGATAAAATTAAAAATTTATTACCTATTGATTACTTTATTTTATCTTATGAAAAACTACCAGTAGAGAAAGAAATAAATTCTAAGCATTACTATACAAAACAATATGCAAATAAAACCTTAGTAAGATATTTTGATCATGATGATGTAAATAAATCTAAAATTTGTAATACGGTTATATCGCAGAAAGAATTTGTTTTAACTAAAAGTTTAACAAGTGGAACATCTGGACCTCCAAAGTGCATACTTCATACGCATGAATTTTTATACTCATTGATGTATAGAAACAGTAAGCAATTTTATGGAAAATATCTTAATACACGAAGTCTTAATCACGGAAGCAGTATTTTTTGCTATTTGATGCCCGCAATTATTTGTAAAAATGTTACAGATTTTTATTTAATTCAAAACTTTCCTAGAATTAATCCTACTACTTTTACCACAAAAAAAACTTCTAATGAAACTCTTACATTTGAGGAAAAAATTCTAAAGATGATTGAATTTTGTAATGATGTTGGTGGGGTAGATCATATAGCAACTTGTGACGCTTCAGTGTGTGAAGCAATCTTTAAACAAATAAAATCTAACTTTTTTTCTCGTACAAATATTCATATATTATCTTATATAAAATCTGAATGGGTAGATAATTATTATAAAACTGGAGTAATTGGAGATATTGTAAGTAATTTCGGTAGCAATGAAACTACAGGACCTGTATTTTTAAATAAAGCAAGCGATAAAAATTTTTCAGAAACTTTATATAAAAAAAATGATAATTACTTTGATGTAAAAATAGTTAATGATGGTTTAGAAGTTTCTATGCCAGTTTATAATAAAACTATAATCATGAAGGACAAATTTGTTCTAGAAGATGATGCATATAATCACCAAGGAAGAATTGATTTATTACGAATTAATGATTTACAAATCAATTCTAAGCAGTATTCATCTATTTCCAATGAATATTTTCATTCAGAATTAGTTTTTGATCAAATTAAATCTGAAATATATTTGGTTATTTGGGAACAAATAAATTTCTCTTTAGAACTTGAAGAGAAAGTTAACACTCTAAATATTAGACTTTTAAGTATAAGTGAAGGTAAACACAAAATAACAAAATATAGTATATTGAATTACGAAACATATTTTGGTAGTATAAAACTTGATATGGAAAAATTGAGAGAATATTTTAGAAATCCTAATGGAAATTATAAAAAACTCAATTAAAAAAGAATTATTAAATGCTTGTAATCAAGAAATAGATGCATTAATATCCCAACGTGCATGGTCTTCTAATCAAACTACCTGGGATGAAGGATTGTTTGTTGATATTCCTGGCATTTGTTTATCTGCAGATGTATCTTTCCTTTTAGAACGAGAGATAAAAAAAGAATTATTATCGCATTTACCATCACACGATAAATTAACAGTTAATTATAATGTATGGTTAAAAAATTCTGGTATTCGTTGGCACACAGATGCAAATTATGCTTTTGGTGCTACCTTATATTTAAATGAGTGGAATAAAAAGTGGGGAGGATTGTTTTTATGGGAAGACAATGAAATGAAACTCCATGCACTATGTCCTGAACCTGGCACACTTGTAATAAATACAGAAGCGGAAAGTCATTCTGTGACACAAGTTTCAAGTACAGCACCATATCCAAGAAGGTCTTTACAAGTCTGGGGGACTATGCTATAGTATTCAAGTGTGAAGGAAGTGCAATGGGCATCGTGCCAATGGCTGTGTAAGTCCCATTTTTTTGTCGGTGTGGCGGAATTGGTAGACGCGCTGGGTTTAGGTTCCAGTGGGGTATCCCGTGAAGGTTCAAGTCCTTTCACCGACACCTTGCGAAATTAGTTCAGTGGTAGAACGTCAGCCTTCCAAGCTGAATGTCATCGGTTCAAGTCCGATATTTCGCTCTAGGGCGATTAGCTCAGCGGTAGAGCACCTGCCTTACAAGCAGGCTGTCACTAGTTCGATCCTAGTATCGCCCATGTTTAAACATTCTTATGAAAGATAAATTTCCTCTTCCACATGTAGTGGACTGTAATCAAAAAATGGTTTCAGTTCTTTGTGATAGTGCTATAACTGCAATGGGCATCAAAGCAATTGTAAATAAATTTTATCCAGGATATAATGCAAGGATTGTGAGTAAAGAACTATTTGAAAAACTAAATAACCAAAAGAACAACTGAAATGAAACCATCAAAATTTCGTAAAATTATTCAGAAACCTTTGAGGTTTCATCATCAAGATATTCATGAAGAGTTAGACGATATTAGAAATGAACTTAAACACATTGACAATACGCTGCAAGTGTTGCGGCAAGGAGTTGAAAAGCTCCTCCAAGAGAATAAGTTGCGGATGCCCCAATCAGGCAACGATTTATGGTGACAAGATTTCAGCAGTAGATCTATCACAAATCGTTGTCACTGAAGGATTGACAAACAAAAAACAAACTGGTATACTAACACAAGATGACCTCGCTTTTCAGGAAGCAAGGCGTCAAAGAAAAGTTAAAAAACTTCAATTTGAAATCCGCTAATGTGGAGACTTTGGTGCAAAGCATTAGGTGAAAAAGCTTCAAACAAAAATCATGAAGCAGATTACGTAGCAATTATTCGTTCAATAATATTCGCTACATATTTTATAACAAATGCATTTATTGTTGCAGGCGTTGTAAGACATTGGAATGATAATGACTGGAAGCGTGGCCGAGTGGTTTATGGCAGCAGTCTTGAAAACTGCCGTGTTAGTAGCACCGTTGGTTCAAATCCAACCGCTTCCGCTTTGGGGAATTAGCTCAGTTGGTAGAGCACCTGCTTTGCAAGCAGGCTGTCAGCGGTTCGAGTCCGCTATTCTCCACCACGGGGTGTAGCTCAGTTTGGTAGAGCACCCGCTTTGGGAGCGGGATGTCGCAGGTTCAAATCCTGTCACCCCGACTAGGTGCTTGACAAAAGCACCTTTCTATCCTATATTAGAACAGTAAACATTCAACTACAAATGTCTCGCAGTCCATTCTTTTCTAAGTTCAAGACGGACAT